TTTATCACTTTTTTTTTACCAGTATCAAATGCTTCGTTTATTGCTTCTAATACTTTCGGCATTGTTTCTTGAATAGTTGATAAGTCCATTTTGTCTGCAAACGATTCAAAAGGTTCATCAGTTTCAGTACCTACATAAATTAGGTAACAAATACCTTCTAAAGTTAGGTTATCAATATCTCCTAAAACTTTAAAAAAAGGTTTGCCAAAATGCCTTTCAATCTTAAAAAATGATGTGTTTGTGTACTTCATACTAAGTTAAAGATTTGTTGTTTAATGCTCCTGTACCTGTTAATGAATAAGAAAAAGTAGCTGATTCCTCTGGGCTTGAATCCACACTTAATGAATCTAAGTAAGCATATCCCTGAAAATACTCATCACCTGATACTTCCGTGCTGAATCTGATTAATACTTTAGTTCTGTTTTCGTAAAGAGTAACTAAGTCATTAAGACCATAGGTAGCATCATATGCCATATAGCCTTCACCTTCTGCTGACCATTCTCTTAAACCTTCTAAGTTATCACTCCATCCACCGCTATCTTTTGAAGTAGCTGAACGTGGTGAGTGTGTTATTGATATGGAGTTAGATGTAGAGTGTGCGACAAGCGTACCCCCTACATATATCCCCAATAGTGTGCCGTTCAATATTCCTGTTGTTGCCATAGTATATTTTATTTAGTAAGAGGCAACTTTACCTCTTTTGTTTCAAAATTAATATTTAATTTATTTGTTTGCTTATCTTCAACAGCTTTTTTTTGTCTTATTAGTTGCTGCCCAAGTTCTTGCGTTACGATAACCTCACAATCCTTTTTTAAGGTTTTGCCATTATCTTTTATCCAGTCTTTTAATAGTTTTATTTTCATTTGTCTATGTATTTTTGTAGTGCATTTGTTAAGTTGTTTACCATATCACGCCCTAACTTATCCATTATACGTGATTCACTTCTGTTAATTGCTTTCTCAATAAAGTTTTTACCACCTGTAAAACCATAAGCATTCGGAGCGTGGCTGTGTAAAACAAAGTTTGCATAGTATTGCTTTTGGTCTATTTCGTAAAATGATGAAGCAGCAAAAACATTTTTATTCTTTATCCTTCTTCTTAATCCTTTCTTTACGCTTTCTCTTAGCGTACCTCGTGCATGGTTTCTTGAATCGTATTTCTTGTGTCCTTTAGCTTCTAAACTTGCAACGGGCGTTTCTTGTTTCAATACAGCACTAAAACTTTCAGAGGCGGCATCGGCTGCTTTAAAAAGTACATTTGAAGCCACATTATTAGACTTTAACTTTTCCAACTGCTTTAACTTCATTTGGAAATCCTTTGAATCTATTTTAAATGTCGCACTCATTATGTTTGCTGTAATTTCTCAACGTAGATTAATAACCCATCTTGTCGCTTAATTTCTTTTATCTGAGTTATTTTATAATATTCTGAATTATAAATGATTCTCATGTTTTCGGTTATCGTACTATGATAGTAAGTTCTAAAATAACCACTTACATCCACATTTTTATTCTTATCCCTATCTGTTTCGTTTCCTGTATCGTGAACCCAATTTGCCCAAATAGTTAAGTGAGTACCCCATACCGTAGAAACAAACCCATAACTATCGCGTGTTTGAGTTGCGTTTTGTATTACTATTCTTCTATCTAATAAACCGCTTTTCACAATTCAACTAATTTAGTTAGTATTTCGTCATCTATATTATTAATGTAGTTTAACTCTTTTGTGTCGCCTTTTAAGTCGTAAAACTTCCATATATTTTCTTCACTTTTAATGTCTAAGATTCTATGCCCTTCTATTGTCAATTCTTTCATACCTATACTTAGAAACCTTTTTCTACTATTGTTATCCAAACCTTTTGATAACCCTTTATCATACATATCTACCCTACCATCTTTTACTACACATTTACATAATACATCCCTTCTTATCATCCTACCTGCACCAATTAAATGCCCATAGTTTACCTCTTTTAATTCTTTTGTTTTCGCATCGAAAAAGCAAACTTTAGTAACTCCAAACATAGGAGTATTTGCATCCATTTCTTTTTTATATTCATCTAATAAATCTTTAGTAATAATGTCATCACTTCCCAAATTCATAAAGTAATCCCAGTCATATTTTAAAGCCATCTGAACACCATAGTTCATCTTATGCCCTAAGTCATCATTTGAAACCTCTACCCACTTAAAACCATATTTAAAAGCCATTAGCTTTGCCCATTGTTCACTTATTACACAAAGAACATCTATTTCGTATTCATCCTTTAACTTACTTAAATTCGATAAACATAATTCAGTTATGTTCATCCTTCCCCAAATAGGAAGTAAAACCATTATTTTAGGCTTCATAAAATATCCTGTAATTGTTTAGCAAAACTTGAACTACTTTAGGCATTGGAATTTGTGAACTAATGCCCTGACCTGTATTTATCATTTCTCTATTTTGAAAGAAGTGTGCAACCATTAGTTTTATAGCGTGTCGTATATCCATTGGTACATCTGTTGAAGCAGCACCATAACCACAAACATAAGTAATAGTTATAGGGTTAATCTTTTCATCTTGAACATCTGGGAAATCTACATCAACAGCTTCATAAATGCGACAAACGTCATCACTTAAATCTACTTGATATTGATTAGAAGCCAAAGTTTGACTAACACCATCAACATCATAATAAGTAATTGAACTTACACTTTGAACAGGGTTAATAGATAGCTTCATGCCATCGCTAAAATCTTCTGGATATTGTTTCCAAGTTTGGGTAATAAACGCCCTATTGCAATACTGCTCACAATATTTACGTGAGGCTGTTATAATAGTAGCTAAATAAGTATCTTCATCAGTTCCATCAATTCTTAGATGGTCTTTTGCCTCTGTTAAACTTATCGGCTCTGTTGCTGGTTGCGATGTTATTTGATACTTCATTTTTTAGAGTTTCTTTGGTTTCTTTTACTAATTCAGCCATGCCGATACTTACTAAATATAAGCCTTTAGCCTCTGGTAATTCACGCACAGAGCCGATAGGGAAAACCCCTATCGAACCCGCACATGATATTAAATATTTAATCTTAACCACTTACTATGTTAAAGTTAAAGTTTTCATCGCTTTGATTGCTCTTGTATCAGATAAATCAGAGTCAGTTCTAAAGAATCCAACCCATGCAGTTTGGTCTTCTAAGAATTTGTACTCTGTTGAACGTTTAATGTTCATCCCAACAACATCACGAATAATGTATTTAGAGAAATCACCGTAAAACATTGGAGTTTTTAAACTTCCTAATCCATCCATATCGTTATTGATAACGTATTGTGTTCCATCGATTGTTGCAGGTTCTCCAGCTACAAAAGAAGGTTGCCATAGTGGACGAGCATCAGAAGCACCAATAGATAGTTTTTTGATTGCTAACAATACTGAATCATTCATCATGAATTTACCGTTAAATCTGTAAGCAGGGTCAACTGAATGTTTCAAGTCTAAAACTTTAGCAAATGTGATAACATCTTGGTCAGCTAAAGTACATCCCGTAGTTGTTACAGCGTATTTCAAACCGTTTGGCTTAGATGAGCCGTTTGCATTAGTGTAAGCATCGTTTAAACCACGTCCAAATCTATCAGCAAACAAATCTACAAAGTATTGTTCTAAATTAAATTCAGAATCTTGTAGCAACTCGTTTGAAGCTAAGATATAACCAGAAGTATATTTGTAAGCATTCAATGCCATAGTTCCGAATGTAGTAGCTAATTCAGATGCAGCAGTAGCTTCACTTAACAATGTAGCAACATTTGCAGTATCATTGTTAGTTGGGTAGTCAATTTGGTTACCTTGCGAAGTAGGAAGGATTGTTGCAACTTCTCTAACTCCACCGTATTGCTCCATAGCTTTGATAATTCTATCACCAATTACAGAGTGAATAGTGTAACCACCATCAGCATTAGCTGTACTTTGTGCTCTGGTTAAAGTTTCTTTATCAGCTGCAGAGATTTCAGAACCTTTTAAAAGGTAGTTTTTCATCGCTTTTAAATACTCACCTTTGTTAAATTCGTATTCATCACGAGAAACTTTTTTCTCAACTAATTCATCAGTAAAAGAAAGTTCGTTTTGGTTTAATTTTTTCTTTCTCTCAATCATTTTTTCAGTTTCGGCTGCTTCGTTGTGTAAAGCATCGAATTGTTTTTCTTCACTTTCAGTAAGTGATTTTCTGCCTTCTAATTCGGCAGAGTCGATTATAGACTTTTGGTCAGCGTTTAGCTTCGCAAGTCTTTCGTAATC